CAATAGGCGGAGCACCCTCTCGGAACTCGGGCTCAGCAACACCAACCTCGACCGTCCCGACCTTCGCCTTGGGATCGAGCTTGCGGACGCTCTCCTTGAGGCGCTGGGTCACGATCTTATTGTAGAACTCGACGTTGCCGCGGCCTTCCGGATATAGGGTGACCTTCTCTGGAATCTCCGGGATATCTATCGTGACCGGACGACTTGGATTTGCTTCAACTGCAGGCTTCACCAAATCGCGTATTTCCGGACGCAACTCTGTCCAGCCCCTGTAATCTTCGAGGGTATACCAAACCCTATTATCGCTGACCCTGTACAAAGCCTGCTGCTCTGGAACCCACCGCAACTGCATGGCGGGAACACCTGGTGCAATATGCATCTGCCCGAACCGCTTGGCGACGTCTTCGCCGCGAACGACCGTCAAGCCCTTGATAGTGGGATTCCGCGCAGCCTCGACGAGCTGGGTCTTCAAAGCGAGATCAACCCAGGAGGAGGTCGACTCGATGAAGGGACCCGGTATGGCACGACGTGACCCGGGCGCCGCAGTTTCTCTGGCGTCTGCGGCGAGCTTGTATTCTTGCGACCTGAGATCCAAGAGCGCAGCGGCATCTGCGTAGGGTTTGGCAGCTTCTGGTGTTTCGGGGGCAATTTCTTTCGCAAGGGCCTGAAGCCGCTTTTGCAGAACGTCGCTGCCCGCTTTTGACCAATCTGTCCCTGGCTCAACCTTTTCGAGCAGTCTGCGCGCCTCAAGTCTTGCTGACGTGAGGTTTTCGTTAGCTCGCTGAAACCGCGCCTCTGCTGCCTGTAGATTCTTGGCTTTGCGAAAACCCTCAGCCCAATCGCTTTGGATCTCGTCGACGTGATGAACCTGATCACCCGGTTTCAGACCGGCACCTTCGTTCGCGACGGTCTGGGTCGAGGTGCGCGCGTGGACAAACACGCCGCTTTCCGACCAGTGCGAATTGGGGAGTTCGGGAAAGCGAGCCCAGAGCTCTTTCTCAAGAGCATCCGCCCTGGCGGCTGCCGCCTCAATCAGCGCAGGATCAGCCTTCTGTTCACGCAGACGCCTCAACTCGGCAACGGCCTGGCGCCGCTCGTTATCAAGCTCGTCACGCCCCAGCCGCTGCCACTGAAGAAGACGCTCGCGATAGGTGGGATTGTAGGGATCGAGAGACCAACCTGCGAATTCGGCCGCACCAACCACATCCGAAGGTAACCGCAACTCGTTTGTCCGCACCCGGTTCTGCTCGAGGTGAGCGATGATTTCCTGCTGCGTGACGGACTTCCGGCCCTTGAGCATGTCACCGAGGCCGGTCCACTGGATCTCGGCATCCTTGACGCCGGCGCCCTTCAGCATGGCGAGCATCTGCTCGGGCGTGCCCTTGGCCTGGGGTAGCGCCTTCGCGGCCCGGAGCGCCTGGCTATAGAGGCCGAGCGGATCGAGATCGGCCGCGACATTGAGAGGAGGCCCGCCGTTATGACCAAGCGGCGGCCGACCACCGCCCGTCCCAAGCGCGCCCCTCACTCCCCCGCCCATACCGGGGATCGAGCCCGTTAGCGCGACACCCGCCACGGCAGCGCCGCCAGCCTGAATCTCGACCGGGATCTGCGAGATTAGTTTGCCATCGGGGCCGATCTGATAGGTCGGAGCACGCTTGCCCACCAGGACATCGCCTCCCGCCTTGAGAGCGGCGGCTACCGCTTGGGCCTGCCGGATGATGGAGTTGCGCAGCTCGAGAGGAAGCAAGGCGCCGGCGATGATGACGTCGGTGGGATTGGTGCCGTCGAACTGCGCCGGATTGGGGTTCGTCCGCCAGTAGCCCGAAACCTCGGTGCCATCGGCCCGGGTGTAGGCCTCGACCCAGACCGCCGGCCCGGAGGGCTTCTGCCCGGCATTCGGACCCGCGGGATCAGGCTGTGGTTTATTGAAGGAGGCGCGCTTCAGATCCGACGCCCGCCGCTTCATGTCGACCAGGCCGCGGACTCGCGCGACATTCGCGGCCTCGAGCGCCTGGCGCTGCTGCAACTTGCGCTGCGCCGCGGCGACGAGCTCCGAGGGCGAGACCTCGGGCCGCTTCGGCGACGCGATGCGGACCACCGATTTCTTTGGCGCGGAACTCTCGCGCATCGCCGACAGGAGTTCGTCGGCGCGATTGGCGGTCGACTTGGGCACGGCTCAGATCCTCAGTGGAGTTGCGAGGGATCGTCAGGCTCGCCCGTGACGGAGTCGAAGCCATCGTCGCCATTCGCGGCATTCGCGGCATTCATGATCGCGGCCTCACTCAGGAGCTCGGCCTCGAGATTCTGCTGCTCGATCTCGGCATCGAAGTACGGCCCCAGGAGACCGCGGCGCTTGAGCTCCTCAAACAGCGTGCCGCGCGAGATCTCGCGCGTCTGGCGAAGCTGAATGAGCGTCTGGAGATCGCCGAGCTTTTGATTGCCGATGCCCATGTCGGTATCGAGCAGGATCTTGGCAGTGCCAATATTGGCGACCAGCCCGACCCAGCGGAAGGCATCGTCGAAGCAGCGCGTGATGAAGTCCGTGAATTCCCACGCCCACTGCTCGAGCGGCGCTCTCGCCTTGGACTCGTCGATCGAGCTCTCGGTCGCGGTCATCGAGCCGCTGTTCTGCGGCAGCAGCGGATCGATGCCCATGATCCGCATGTCCTCGGTGAGCTGCTTGAGGTCCTTGAAGCCCGCCTCAATGGCGTTGCCCTGCGGCTCGACGTAGTACCACTTGCAATCCTTGTGCGGCGTGACCAGCGCCATATGGGGGCCGACCTCGAGCTCGCCATTGGAGTTCAGGAGGCTGGCGGGATCCTCGACGCCGGACGCCGCCAGGATCGGGAAGCGACTTTTGGTCAGGATGTTGCGCTGATCGGACGACGACTGCCAGTGCTCGACGTTTTTCCAGGCGAGATCGAGGAAGGTCGGTGTGCAGAGATAGGGCTGAATGACCGAGCCGGTGTAGAAGGTCTGGAGCGGAACGCGGTCCCACGAGATACCGCCGCTCTTGAGAAGCGGCCCACCATCGACCTGCACCCAGCCGGCATTGGTTTGCTCCCAGAGCGACCAGCGCGCCGGAAAGTAGGGCTCTACGGTGCCATTTTCGAGAACGATCGGCTCGCCCGAAGGCTGCCGCGGGTCATCGATGTGATAGACGCGAACGCGCTTGACCTCGACTTCCTGAAAGCCGTCGAGCTCGGTTGAGATCTCGAGGATGCGAGCGTGGAAGCAGATAGCCTCGTTGGCCTCGTTGGTCCGCGTATAGGCGGCGATGAGGTTGCGGGCCGGGATCAGGGTGAAGAAGGGGCGCGTTCTGAGCGCATTCTCTTCGGCCTTGGTGGCGCCCTCGGGCACTACCGACATATCGATCAGCACGTGGACCATGCCGTCGATCAGGGCCTCGCGGAATGCCCGGACCGCGAACATATGGAGCGACATGCCCATCATGTCGATGTCCTCGGACCAGGTGCGCGCGACGGCCGGCGAGGTCTCGGTCAGGGTGATTTTCTTGCGGAACGGCCGCGAGCAGGTGTTCTGCACGCTATCACGGAGGATGTTGGTCAGTGTCGTGCACTGGAGCCGGCGCTCGTATTCTTGATCGGACTCGCGGACGTGCTTGGGAAGGTATTCCTCGCGAGCCTCACGCATGGCGCGGGTGCCCTCATAGACGGTCCGCACCACTTCCCAGTCCGCCAGCATGGAGAGGTAGTTGGTGGAAGGCTGAGAGGGATCGTGCGGCGATACCGCGGTGCCCCCGGTCTTGGTGTCCGAGGAGATGCGAGGAAGTGCAGGCATGCGTACTCCTTCGCCGGCGCGAAGGCGCCGGACGCTGGGTCGATCGGATGGTGGGTGGCTAGGTCGTCAGATCAGGTTGCGTTGCCGCGGCGAACGGCCCGGCGGAATTCGCGACGCTGGCGCGCTTGCAGTTGGCGCTCGGTCTTGACCTCGGCGTCCATCTGCTCGCGCGGGGTCATGAGCATCGGGCCGAACGGGCCGGCGGGGGCGTTCGAGAAGAACGGCAGGTTGCCGTCGATCGAGTAGCCCTCTTCGTCGATCTTGATGTCCGCGCTGAGCGTCGGACTTCGGCATCTCGAGAGGACTCCCTAGAGCAGCATCAGCTGCACGCCGGCCACCGAGGCCTTGGCGCGCTCAGTGGTCTCACTGGCGGATTTCTCTTGGTGGCAAGGAATGCAGAGCACCTGCAGATTGTCGGAGGACCAGAAGCGGATCAGGTCGGTCCAGTAGAGGCCGCGCATGTCACGCCACACCCGATAGAGCGGCACAACGTGGTCGACCTGAACAGTCGAGCGGAAGTGTCCGCTGTAGCGGATAAGATCGCGGTGCTCATCCGTTGGAGCGGACGCCAGGTCCTCGCCGCAGTGATTGCACCGCCAGTTCTGACGCAGCCCGAGAACATCCGGATCGGGCGTGCTCCAGAACGTGAAGGCCTTGAGACACACCGCGTGCCAATAGGCCCGCTTCGAGATCGCGTCCCCGAAATGGGCGTTGTGCTTGAAGACCGGGCCCGCACAGATCCGGCAATAGCCGAACTGCGCCGGCAGGAGACTGTGATCCTCATAGAATGGCAGCGGCAGGCGACGATGACTGGTCGTCCAGCGCCAGCCCTCGATGATCGGCGCCTTGAGGATCAGCTGGCGCGTCGTGTACTCGGCCTCGAGCGTGCTGAGGCGAGATGCGGTACTCTTTGACATCTCACAGGAGGTTCCACTCAGTTCTTGAGCCGCCCACCAGGGCCCGAGAACCACCCGACCTTGAGACGAGCCTGTCGCCAGCGCGCGAATTCGAGATCGAAGACCTGGCCGGTGCCAGCGCAGAACCGGCACTCGCCGCCGTCCGGCGGACAGTTATCGCAGGGCGGCAGCGACGGCTGCTCAGCCCAGGCCAGATCATCAGGCGCAGGCAGGATAATCCGAGCTTCGATGTAGCGAGGATGACTCATTTCCGACCACCGCCAATCGCGAACGCCACGCGCCCTGGACCGGCCAGCTTGTTGAAGGCAGACGCCGCAGCGTCGACCTGGTCCTTGTGCCGGCCCATCGGAAAGCTCGCGTGCTCGTCAAGGAAGTTGTGATTCCAGGCGCCCTGCTTGAGCAAGACGTTGCGGGCTTCGGCTTGGGCCGAGTACGGCTCGGCACGCTTGACTTTGTCACCAGTCACGGGCTCGGCACGGGCGATAAAGCCCGCCAAGCTCCGGATCATGTACTCGCACCAGCTCTTGCCGGCGGCGCCGGGGTCCTGAGGCAGCCAGACCTCGACCTCGCGGCCGTCGGCGACGGCGGTGCGCTTGATCCCCATCTCGGTCGCCATGGGGTTTTCGCGGAAGCGCTCGACGTGCTCGATCCAGAACTGGCCGTTCTCGAGCTTGAACATCAGGACGCCGACCGTCCACGAGGGGTCGAGCTTGCCGATGTCCTCCGAGGCCGCGACGTCCCAGTAGCGAACCTTGCGGAGGATCTTGATCTTGTTGCCGTTGACGTCCCGCGGGAAATCCTTGTCCTCGACGATCGGGAACCAGGACTTTGAGAACATGCCACCCGAGCGCGGCGCCGGGCGCTGCTGCAGCTGACCCGCAGCACCGTAGGACCCGAGGTCGCTCTCGAGCTTGTCGAGCTCGGGAATGTCGTAACGGGCGGGCCAGAGCGGCTCGCCATCGCGCGAGCGACGGTCCTTGGCGTAGACGTTCGGGTGATCGCTCTCGTAGCGCGCCGGCAGGCAGATGTGATGATCCGCCCACTCGCGCTCGAGAATCTCGGCCGAGACATCGCGTTCGTGCAGGCGCTGCATCACGACGATGAAGGCGCCGAGCCGGGAGTTATTCAGTCGGGACTGCAGGACCTCGAAGAACCAGCGGACCGTCGATTCGCGGTCCTTGTCGCTCTCAGCCTGCTTGGTGTTGTGGGGGTCGTCGACAACGATGATATCGCCGCCGAAACCAGCAGCGCGGCCGCCGACCGATGAGGCCTGGCGCTTGCCCTGGTGGTCGTTCTCGAACTTGGTCTTGCGGTTTTCGTCGCCCTTGAAGGAGAAGCGATCACCCCAGCGCTCCCGATACCAGGGCGAGTCGATGAGATCACGGGTCTTGACGTTGTGATCGGTCGACAGCTCCTGGTCGTAGGAGAGGTAGAAGAACTGCGTGTGTGGTCCGCAGGTCGGCAGGCGAATGCCGTCGTTGGTGAAGCGCGCGTGCTGCGCCCACACCCAGGCCGGGAACATGATCGAGACGATGCTCGACTTCATGTGCCTAGGCGGCATGTTGATCAGGAGGCGCTTGATCTCGCCGCGCGCAACCGCCTCGAGGGCCTCGCAGATCGCATCGATGTGCCAGTTGTGATAATAGTGGGCGCCGTCGACCCACTTCCACGCCGCCTTGACGAACTCCGAGAGCTCTTGCTCGCAGATGATGCGATCGATCTCGACGAGATCGCGTGGCGTGAGGTTCGGCGGAAATCCCGCGAAGCCGCCTGTCGCGCCGGGTTTGATCAGGCCCGGCGGGGGGATGATCCCCTTAGCCTGCGGGCGCCGGCTGCTTGGCGACAGCATCACGCATGGCCTTCAGGGCATCGATCGGGAGCTTGCTCCAATCGAAGCTGACCTGCAGCGGCTTATCGTCGGGGGTCGCGAGCTCGGTGCGCTCGCTCCAGCCCCGAGCCTTGCCCTGGGTCTTGACGACGAAGATGCACGCCGTGAGATTGCCAGCCGCGACCGCTTTGATGATCTGGCTCTCGGCCAGGTCGATGAGGTCTTCGCGCGCCTGGTCTTTGGCGCTCGCGACCTCGGGGTAGCGGTCGATGTAGTTATAGATCGTCTGCGATGTGCAGCGCAGCTTCTGAGCCGCACCCAGCACCACACCGGCCGAGGCCTCGAGCGCAGCGATGACCTGCGCTGGTGAGTACCGCTGTCCTGGTTCTCTCTTATGGAGTCCTTGCTCTCCCGACTCGGGCATCGCACCCGCAGTCGAGGTCGCACCGCCAGCCTTGGGCGTCGCGCCCGTAGCAGACGGCTTCGCCTTACCGGACGGCCTCGCACCGCCCGGCTTGGCGCCGCGCCTGGTTTTCATTGAGCTTAGCTACGGCGCTCGCGGGCGCCGCCCTTTCCTACTTCTTCTTGGGTTTGGACTTGGGGGCCTTTGGCTCAGGAGCCTTGGCGTTCGCCGTCTCGGCTTCAACCGCTTGCTCGATCTCGATCTGAGCCAGACGCTCGAGAGCGAGCTCAGCCATCGTCGCGATGGCGAGCGCGGAATTGTTGACGTTGCAGCGTTCCTTGGTCTTCACGACCGCTTCGAAGAAGGCATCGAAGCTCTCAAGGGCGGCGACGTGGACACGGGGTGGTTTCGAGGACTTGCCCAGCGCCTTGAAGGCAGCCTCGACGATCTCGCGGTCCTCGGGCAGGAAGAGCAGGACCATCTCTTCGTAGCGCGCCGCGACGGCGCCGATGCCCTCGATCTTGATGTTCTTGAAGTCGCCGATGTCGTCCTCGGTGAGGCCGGAGAATTTCTTGGCGTCGAGGCCGAGGCCCTCCCACATCTGGGCCAGGATCGAGGGATTGTCCTGGCCCGAGATGGAGTTGTGGGAGAGCTGGATTGCGGTCTTGCGCTCTTCGTCGAGCGGTGACGTGATGCACAGCACCTCGACCTGCTCGAAGCCGGCCTCGATGGCGGCGTCGGTGCGGTGATGGCCAGAGAGGATCTCGAGCGAGCCGTCAGGCTCGAGGCAGACGGTGACGACGCCTGTCATGCGCCCGTCGGTCTTGAAGTTGTCGACCAGGCGTTTGAACTGGGCGGGATTCATGTAGCGGGCATTGACCTCACGACGCTTCAGCGTCTTGGGATCGACGACCCGGATTTCGGTCTCGAGAGTGGACCAGCGACGATCGGACATAGCGGCTTGCAACGCCGCCGCATTCGCGGTCAGCGCTGTCCTGAGTTGTTGGAGATGGGAGGAGTGACTACTTCCGACGCATCGACTTATTGGGTTTCCGCTTCCAGCCGCTAGTGGCATAGGAAGCGCGCACCTGCTTGGCCGAGGAGCGGTATTTGCCCCTGCTGATTTTGGTGTATGGCATGACGGACTCCACGTCACCGCTGCATGCGCAGCACGCCCCTGGCGAGCTGCGGCAAGAGACCGAGTTCTCGCGCCCGCTCAACGATCTCGGAGACGTTGCAGCGGAAGTGATAGGCGATGATGTGAATCTCGAGGAGCCCCAGGACCTCGCGCAGGAAGTCGTCTTCCTCAGCGCTCCACGGCCGCGGTGGGCACTCGGTGTCTCCACCACCAGGCGTAGATCTGCTGAACGGTGTCATCGAGGACGTCGCCCTCGTAGTTGATCATGTTGCCGAGCCGCGGGTCCTCGGCGGGCTTGCGCGAGACGATCTCCATGACGCCGCGGTACTTCATCGAGACCGGCTTGTGCGTGAAGGCGGTGGTGAAGACCTTGCGGAACTTCCAGAGGTAGCGCTTCTCGAGCGGGCCGATGATCTCCCGCGACAGCGCGATCTTGGCGATCAGCTTCGAGATCCGGCCCTTCTGCGTGGTCGAGAAGTCGCTGAGCAGGTAGAGGCAGTCATGGGCCCCGTACTTCGACAGCGCATAGATGATGCCGCCCGCGAGCATGCCGTCGATGTAGACCAGGAAGTTGGCGACGCCGGTGGTGTGCTGGATGCTTTTTTTGAGGTAGGTGTCCTTCAAGAAATTCATCTGGTCTGAGGTCGCCTCGACGATCGCAACCTTGCTCTTCTCCTTGAGCTTCGAGAGGTCGAGCGGCATGTACTTGAAGGGCGAGCCCGAGCGCACGTACTGGCGGTAGCTCGCGTGATTGGTCGAGGCGTAGCAGTAGTGGACCTTGTGGGTGCCGTCGGCGTACTCGATCACCCGCTCATGGCCCTCGAGGATCTGGTCGGAGAGGATGCAGTACGGGATGCCGGACTCCGCGACCCGGTCGACGACGCCCTTGAGGCCCTTGGGGTCCCAGATCTCGTAGGACGGCGCATCCCAGGTGATGTTCTCGTTGAGGAACTGGAACTGCTTTTCGTACCCAGAATTGTGCATCAGGTAGCCTTCGCCGACGTAGGTGCCGGTCGAGGTGCTGATGGATTGGATCTCGCGCATACCTAGCGGTTCGACACCGATGACGCGCACCTTACTGGCACCCTCACCGTCGTTGACGCGGACGCTCTGCAGGCTAACGTCAACCTCATTCATAAGGCGATTGATCAGCCGAGCCGGCTGAAAAACGCCGAGCAGTCGCGCGACTTCCTGAAAACCTCCATGCACCGTGATCTGATGGAGCGTCTTGCGGTGCCAATCATGAGGCTCGCGCACATTGATGCTGAACCCAAAACCGTGGCGATGGAGCATCTCCTGAATCTTGTCCGAGACGAGCCCAGCCGCCTGCGCGATGCAGACCTTCGATGATCCGTGCCCTTTCGGACCAGATGGCATCGAGAGCGTACCCTCACCATCAAGAATGCCCGACATCCACCCATCTTCGAATGTGCGAGCCGCCTCCCAATGGTGGAAGGCCTTCAGTACCGTTGCCTTGATCTCATGGTTGTCACGAGTCGGCATGCGGCTCATGCGACAGAGGTCTTTCGCCTCCATCCAGCCGCCATCGCCAGCCGGCCGTGTTCCCATGCCCGCGACAAGCCAAGGGTGATCTGCGGTGCAGACGACCGTGTCGCCATTCTCGAGATGGACGCGCACGCATTCGCGACGCGCTGGCTCCGAGTGGGTAACGGTTGCATAGCGCCAGCGGCGCAGCCGATTGCCGTCTACCGGATACTCATCGAACGCGAGCAGGCGGTCGCCGACCTTGAGATCTCCACACGGCACCCAGCGCATGTCGGCCGTGAGCATTCGGTGCTCAGGTGCAAGGCATTTCCAGAACGGCGGAAAGGCCACCACGCCAGCGCCCTTCTCGATCGCATGGTCGATGTGCTTCAGCCAGTCGCCGGCGAAGAAATCCTTGATCGCGACCTTGGCGATGGTCTTCTGCAGCTTCTGCGAGGTGGCGAGCACCATGTCGCGGAAGTTGGCCTCGTAGTGGCGCGCGTGCGAGTCCTTGAAGCGGTTCGGCTTACCGGACTTCCATTTGGCGTAGTCGGAGGCAACGAGCAGGGCCGCCAGGCGATCGACGTAGGGCCGGTCGGCGAGGATGTCCTCGAGGAAGGCGAGCTTTTTGACGTAGCGCAGCGGCGTCTCTACGCCCAGCGCGTAACGGCCGAGCGGGACACTGAACACCGAGACATCGTTCGAGATCAGCCGGGCGTTGGGGTGGACCTCGAGGATGGCGCGCTCGAAGCGGAAGGTGCCCGAGCAGCAGACGTGAATGTCCGGCCACAGGCGGAAATCGACGGTGCGGATGATCTGCGTAATGCAGCCATCCGGGACGACACCTAGAAACATGAGCGGTTAGCCCTTGGCGCGCGTAAATTCGACGGTGATGAGACCGTTTTCACGCGAGATGATGCAATAGCTGGAGAAGTTCCAGCGCTTGGCTTTCCGGTCGAAGTATTCCCGCAGCCTCGCTTCACTGACGGAGGGATCGGTCCACTGACGGATGAAGGTCTCCATTTAGCGCCTCTGCTCGGCTTCGATCAGGATCTCGGTCAGCTTGAAGCGGATCTCTTCAAGAGCCCGCAGCGCGTCCATGATGGTCGCCTCGGGATGAGCGCGGCGCCAGGCATCGAGAGCCGCGATGAGGGCTCCCTCCAGGGTCTTGGCTCGCAGCTCAGGCATCGAAGTCAGCTCCCAAGATGTTCCGAAGAGTGTTCTAGTATTTCCACCTGTAGAGTGACTAGTTTTATTGGTGCTTTTTTCTAGTTAGACTGTACTTTTCTGGTGCAATTGCAAGGTATTACTGTATACTGAGGATAAGAGATTGATAACAAACGAGTAACGGAGCCGCAGCCATGTACGCCCGCAAGTTCGAGAAAGCCAAGAACGCGATCCAGAGCGACCGGTTCGCGGGCGTGTTAGCGAGGGCCAACCAGGCCTACAAGCGTCCCGAATACATCGAGGACCAGGACGGCAACCGCATCCGGATCTGGGGCGACGGCATGGTCGACTGGGTCAAGGACGAGGACGTCCGCAGCTGGCTGTTAGGCTTGCGGGTGATCGAGGACCTCAACTCCGGCCTCGAGTTCGTGCGTGAGTCCTACATCAAGTCGATGGTGGCTCAGGGCTACCTGCGCAAGATCAACGGCTGGTACTGGGTGACCCGGAAGGCCGCCGACCGCTTCAACCTCCCGAAGGTGATGGGCTGCGACTTCCCGAAGTGAGTCGCCCACCTCTTTCCGCACCTCAAGTCGATGGAGCCGACAATGCCCAAAGAGTTCGGAAAGTACGGCAGCGCACCGACCACCGAGGAGGCCTACGAGGAAGGCCTCGCCCGGGGCCGCTCTTGGTCCGCCGCATGGGCCGATCACGATGAGCTCGGCGGTCCCTGGTTCATCCGCAGCGCAACCGGCTCAAGCGATCCAGATTGGAAAGCCTACTGCGCGCAACTAGTCGAGAACAACGCCGCTTGGCGCCGCGGCTAGCGCGACGGCCGCAACATCTGACCCCAACGGAGCGAAGCCATGAAGGTCACAGTTAAGAAGATCCAGCAAGCCTCGGACGATTCTCTGCCGTCGATCGAGCGGCCAGAGAAGAACGCAACCCGCTGATTTCGGCCTCAACCCTAACGGAGCAACGACGATGCCCAAGATTCTCATGGCCCACGGCGACCCCGGCAATCACGGCCAGGACTGGAACTGGTGCGAGGACGCCGAGCCGGTCGGGTACCACGGCTTCGTGTGCGACAACACCTGTTCCTGCGGGTGCGGGAGGTCCTTCATCGGCACCCGGTCTGCAAAGGCGACCACTCAAGTCGTCGTCAGGGAGGTCTCAGACCAGGAGTTCCTTGAGATGCGCAACACACTATGGATGACGACGCTGGCCTTCTGGGGTGGCAGCGAGAGGGTCGCCAAAGAGGCCCTCGCCGCCTTCGACGACCTCAGCCTGAACCTCGAGCAGTTCAAGGACGGCGACGTTCTGCGCGTCAACAAGCTCGAGGACCCCATCACACTCACGCCGGCCTGATTTGGCGTGCCTGCGAGGTATAGCGTAGCGAGACAGCAGCCGAGGGAGTAGTCAGATGACCGTCAGCGATGCCAAAGCGAACTACGATGCCCGCGCGTGCATCGGTCACGCCGCCCATCTGCTCGAAGAGGCTTTGGGACAGCTGTCCGCAGAGACGAACGAGAACTGAGCGATCACGCCCATTTTACCAGGGTATGCAATGGGTTAACGCTTTTTAGTGGTCTAGCGTGGCTAGTCACATAGGATATCTAAGTAGACAGCAGCAACGGAGCAGGGTCATGGCAGAGATCAAGAAAATCGAGGTGGCCCGGATCGAGCCCGATCCCAACAACCGCCAGGAGACCGTCGGACACGACATCGACGTCCTCGCCGCCTCCATCCGCGAGAGCGGCCTCATTCAGCCCATCAAGGTCCGCCCACTGCCGAAGGCCGTAGGCGAAAAGGGGCGCTACATGGTCGTCGCCGGCCACCGCCGGCTGCTCGCCCATAAGCATCTCGGCTGGGAGTACATCGACGCCATCGTCGACACCGGCCTCGCCGAGGAAAAGGACGTAACCATCCGGCGCATCATCGAGAATCTGCAGCGCAAGGACCCGAACCCGATGGAGGAAGCGCGGCAGTATCGCATCGCCCTCGATCAGGGCCTGACTGAAGCCCAGATCGCCAAGGCGATCGGCCTCGGCTCCCAGCCCTGGCGCATCAACTACCGGCTGCGCCTCTTGAACCTCGAGCCCGAGTTTCAGACGTTGCTGACGGCGGGGCAGATCACGCTCAATGCTGCCCAGGAGATCGCCAAGCTCAGCGGCCGCGATCAGACCCGGGTCGTGAAGCAGATCAACTCCGGCACCCTCAAGACCGATGGCCAGGTCACGGCCGCGGTGCAGGCGATCCAGGATAAGCTGTCCCAGGACGACATCTTCAGCGACGGCGGCCGGGTGGCGTCCTCCAAGGACCTCGTCACCGTCAAGTCGATGGAGAGCCGGATCGAGCAGGTCTCGATGATGGTCTCGAAAGGCTGGAAGGACGGCGAGTGCGTGGTCGTCCAGCGCGTCGACCCGAACCGCGCAACGCTGATGGCCGACAAGATCGCGGCGATCCGCAAGGCCCTGGCGATGATGGAGAACGAGCTCCGCAAGTCGGTCGCCCAGGCCGCGCTGGTGCTCGACGGTGAGGACCCCGCGACCGAAGCGCAGGGCGAGGCGCCGGTCGAGCCGGTCACCGAGACTACGGCGGAAGCCGCCTGAAAACCGGAAGGGGCCACTCCCAACCAAAGGAGTGGCCCCGCTCAACCCAGGGCCGCCCCTAAGGAGCAGCCCCTCAACCAACCCAGGCCGGAGGGTCGATTTGGTAGCAGGGGTGGGAATTGAACCACACGACCTTCGCGGTATGAACGCGACGGCTGGCCTCTGCTCTACCCTGCATAAGTGGAATTTGGAGCGGGTCGCGAGACTCGAACTCGCCCATTCAGGTGGTACCTGAACGTCCCCCCGGGTCCCCGCATAAAGGCCGCAGAACGAGGTCGACACACCTCGTCCAGGGTATCGCTGTACTAGCCTGAATTGGCCCGAGTGTCAACCGACAAAATAAATCCCAAGCTCCGGAAAGTATTGCGTGTGGTTTGTCGGCAACAATAGCCAAGAATCTGCTATTTAGCGGACAAGAACGACAGTTGTAGGGCGATACATCTTAGATCTGCGCAAGCATTCGTGGCACCGTCGAAAGCGTGCGGCTTCTCATGGGTCTATCTACACTAGACCTCCGCAGCGTTCTGTGTCACACTTGGTTTCTTCGAAAAACCACAGAAAAGTGGAAGCCGCTGATGACCAGTGTGACGGACGAGCTGCCGTTCGACGTTGACGAGCCCAATCCCCGGGCGGTGATCGGCGACAATCAGCCTCCCAATCCCATTGAGGGGTTGCGGCTGTCGCTGGCGGTCCAGTACGGCCCCCTGACGGGCACCATTGAGCAGGCGCTCACCTCCATCCTCGAACTCCCGAAGCCGGTCAACGACACGACCGCGGCTCAGATCACCGACGCCCTCAAGGCCATGCGTGAGCTGTTCAAGCAGGCCGAGGCCTCGCGGGTCGTCGAGAAGGACCCTTATCTGCGTGGCGGGGAGGTCGTCGACCAGTTCTTCAATGCTCTCAAGACGCGGCTCACGAATGGCGCCAAGCTCCCGCAGGCAGCCCTTGAGCAGTACCTGAACGCCAAGAAAGAAGCGGAGCGCAAGGCGCGCGAGGAGATGGCCCGCCGTGAGCGCGAGCGTGCCGAGGCTGAGCGCCGCAAGGTCGCCGAGGAATTGGCGAAGGCCGACGCCGCGCGACGCGCGCAATCGGCCATGAAGCACGTCGAGAAGGCGGCGACGCATCAGGCAGCAGCCACTGTTGCCCAACACCTCGCCGACCAAGCCGAGGCCGCGGCGCAGGCCAAGCCCTCTGATCTCGCCCGCACCAAGACGGCGTCTGGAAACGTCGCCACGCTGAAGACCGAGTGGACACACGAGATCACCGATCTCTCCAAGATTCCACTTGAGACCCTGCGCCCCTACATCGCCAAGGACGTGCTCGACCGCGCCATCCGGCAGTTCATCAAAGCCGGCGGCCGCGAGCTCGAGGGCGTGCGCATCTACGAGACCAGCAAAGCCGCCATCCGCTAAGCCGGAGACGAAAATCCGTTAGCAACCCCCTCGCTTTCATTGCCCCGCAAGTCTCACGAGACTAGACTTTCATCGTCAAAACAGGCCCACCTCTCTCTTGAAGGTCTTGCACCGCGAGACCCTGTATCCGGCCTGTCCTTTTGGGATTTACCGCAGCAACCAAAGGAGTTCGTAATGGACGCACAGGTGCGTAAGAACGGATCTTTGC